TGTATGAAAACTTTCTAGATTGGCGAGAGGATTACAAGGGCATTTTTGACCTCAAAGAATGCCAGAAATACCACCTCAATAATATCCGTAGTTCTTTCTTTAACCACGGTATCGACCCTACTATTGATAGTCTTCAAAACCAATTAGATACCAAAAATAAAGAAATCTATAACATTGCTAATGTCCTATCTAATAGTATCAAGGACCATGTAACGGTATTTGCTAAAGGTAAAAAGAAGGTAGCACAAGCAGCAAAAGATGATGATGAAGAAACCTCTGACTATATTAAAGTAGACCGCAATGATCGCGACGGTTTCTACTATAGTACTACTAAAAAGCGGGCAGAACTAGTGAAAAAATACGGCGAACCACAAATTAAGAAATTCGGTTGGGGCGAATTGCGGTATTCTAGCCAGACTTCTACGGTCAAAATTACTAGTGACAACTTGAGTCAGATTAATAAGACCATTGATATTATCGAGGAACAACTCCAATCCAAGTGCCGCGAATTGTTTTTAACCAAAGTTCAGGAATTGTACCAAACCCATAAAGGCATTTTTGATGAAATTGTACAATTTATTTCGGAAATAGATTGGATTTGTAGTGGTGCCAAATGCGCCAAGGTAAACTTTTATTGTAAGCCACACATCCAATCTACAGATAGTAGCTATATCAAGGCTAAGGCCATGCGCCATCCTATCATTGAGAAAATCCTCTCGGATACTCATTACGTACCAAATGATGTGGAAATTGGTACCCCTAGTCAAAAGGGTATGTTACTATTTGGTACCAATAGTAGCGGTAAGAGTAGCTTGATGAAATCGGTGGGGCTAAATGTTATTATGGCCCAGAGTGGTATGTATGTACCGTGTGAGGAATTTACATACAGCCCTTATAAAAACATTTTGACGCGCATCACCGGCGATGACAACTTTAGCAAGGGCTTTAGTAGTTTTGTAGTAGAAATGACTGAACTGCGAACTATTCTAAACCGTAGTGGCTCTAATAGCCTTGTTCTAGGTGATGAAATTTGTCACGGTACAGAACAAGTTTCAGCATTGGCTATTGTTTCTAGTAGTATTGTGGAGCTCTCTAAAAAGAATTGTAACTTTATTTTTGCCACACATCTACATCGTCTGAGTAATATGGAGGAAATTAATGAACTACATAATGTACAATGTTGGCACTTAAAAGTACTCTACGATGAAGCGAACGATTGTCTTATCTATGACCGTAAGTTGGAAAAGGGAGCAGGCAGTGACCTATATGGCCTAGAAGTAGCTAAATATATCATTGGTGACCAACCTGAATTTATTAAACGCTGTATGGCTATTCGTAGAAAGATTCTAGACATTCCTAGCGAATTAGTATCCACACGTACCTCAAAGTACAATGCGAAACTAGTAGTAGACAAGTGTAAGATTTGCGGTAATCGAGCGGACGACACGCACCACATTGATTTTCAATGTTCCGCGGATAGCGATGGGGCAATTCAGAGAGGCGAGAAACGGTTTCATAAGAACGTAGAGGCCAATCTAGTAACACTGTGTAAATCATGCCATATTAAGGTACATCATTCTGTCGATGGTAAAAAGTATAACATTGATGGCTATTTTCAAACGTCGAAAGGTACAGTATTGAAATGGAATGAAGTGGAGTGTTAGTAAGAAGAAATTGAAGAATGTATGTTTTATATAACACACCCACATAAACCTACAATGGAACTCAACATTAACCGACTAAAGCTTCTTGGCGAAGAGGAACTAAAGAGGCTAGATGAAAAGATTAAAGACTATCAATCCAGCAGTGAACCTACAATTTTAACAAAGTCTATCGATGATATCCAACGCATGATTAGGGATACAAATAATATTGTTGTCCAGTTAGAATGCGATTTAAAAACTAAAACAGTAAAATTAACTAAATTACATGAAGACCTTTTGAAATTACAAAATAAATATACAAAATCAAGTGAAGATATTGAAAAATTAGAAAAATCAATCGATAGTCTACAAGCCGAGATTGATTTAAAACAGGTTAAATTTAGTGAAATGGATGAAAATATTATTCGATTAAAAACAAATGAACGTGTTTTAAAGGAACAATTAACTGAAGTAGATAGTAAACTAACTGTTAGAACCAAACAGTTTTTAACGGAGCGAGATGAAATTCAATCACAAATTAGAGAACTTGAACACAAGCTAAAGATGAGTATTCAGAACAGTTTTACACAACACGATGAATTTGTAAAACAGATTAAAAGTATCAAGTTAGAACCGAGTATTGATGATTGTCAAGCAATTTTTGACAATATTAAAATGGATCTAGTGTTGATTTTATCAAGAAATGTTGAAAAATATGGCAAACTCGATAAAGAATGGATAAAATATGAATATGCGTCTGGTACTGGGAAACCTGTATGTAAATATGATTATATTAGAAATTTTCACAGTAGTTTATGTAAAGGCTGGAAGTTTGAAGGTACATTAAAATCACTGTGTAAAACGTGTAGCTATATTTGTGTGAATACTAATATAAGTGGTGTTGACGAACATAAAATTCACGCATTTGCGTGGTTACAAAAGTACTATAAACAATTTTTGACCAAGTTTATAACTCATACAGAACTAAAATATATTAGTGAAAAGCTAGACTATACACAATTTAACAGTATGTTTCTTAATTGTGGATTATTTGACCTTACTATTTATGGTAAACCATTTACTCCATATGAATTTCTGATTTTTATTATATTTATTGGAACAGATGGAATGTTTGAATCATCAAAATTTTTAACACTAAATTAAAATATTAATAATTATTAGAATAGTACATGTGTTCACAAGAACAAGTATTGAACCCTATTAGTGGTAAGTGTGTGAAAAAAACATCAGAAACTGGTAAATTAATACAATACTATAATTGGTATATAAATATGGATAGAGGTTCTAATGCTTTGTATGAAAATAGTAATATTGCCCCTACGAAAAGTTATAGTTTTTATCCAATTTTAAAAGAGATGAGTAAACTAGAACTACTCATTTATTTATCAGATTTAGGATTACAGAGTGTTGAGGGAAAGAGTCTAAAATCTAGACATCCGGACCTGCTAGCAATTAACATTATGGATGGGAAAGACCCGATAGAAGTACTATTAGAAAAACATTTAAGCGAACAACAGGAAAAAGGCCAATTATATGAGGTACTTTGGGATATATTTATAAAATTGGGATTATCAAAATTTGAAAATAACTATTATAATATAGTTGGAAATGTTAATTTAGATAGAGAAGAAGAATATCTACAGGTATCTAAAATTCCAGATGGTACTAAAACTAGTACATATAGTGATTATTTTAAAAAAAAATGTATCAGTGGTAATACAACAGGTGTTAGTGATATATCGTTAAAACATAAAAACAGCGTAAGTGGAGATGATAAATTAGAAGCATGCGAAATGAAAGATATTGCCAGTAAAACTATTGATAATACGATATATATAAGTTGTAAATATTATGGAGATGATAATAAAAAAAGAATATCAGAATATGATTTACAAAATATATTAAGTCTAATAAAGAATAAATATAAAAAAAGAATAGATGCTGGAGAACAATTACCAAATTTTGATATTTACCTATTCGTAAAGGATAAATTAAAAGTTCAGGAAACAATTAATCGTGCCAATAAAAGCAGTGAATACCTGAGAAAAAACATAAAACCTGAACATGTCTGGGATATCGGGGATTTAAAACAAGCATTTTGGCAGTTTTATAATTTTATAAATAATTACAGACAAAATAATGGCGTAATTGATAATAATATTTTTAGACAAATAACAGGTGAAATTGAGAAACCTTCACTACAATTGCGTTTTCACCAAGAATATACAATACGTAAAACATTACAAAATATAGGTGTTGTTAAGGGTGGTATTTTAGGAAAAGGAATTCGATATCTAAAACCTAAAAACTCAATAACTCAATTGTGGGGTATGATACCTAGAAGTGGTAAAACATATGCAGCTGGTGGGTTTGTTAAAGAATACTCTACAATATATACAAAAGAACCTTGTCGTGTATTAGTAATAACTTCGGCACCTACAGAAACTAAAGGACAATGGAAAGATGAACTATTTGAAAAATTTCAAGATTTTGATGGGTGGAAGATTGAAGAAATAAACAGCAAAACTATAAAAAGGTTAAGAAAAGAAAGAGTTGAAGGTCACTTAGTTTATGTTGCTTCTAAACAATATTTAGATACCAGTAAAAGCAGAAGGGATACTGAAAGCGAAGATTTTGAAGATGTTGGCTTGGACCAAAAGAAATTAGAGGAGCTAATTGATTTAGCAAAAACTATTAATGTCAATCTCATAATATTTGATGAAAATCATCTAGCTGGTACTACAGAAAAAGCTAAAAATACTTTGGAATTATTTGGACCAACTGCTAACAAAATTTTATTAACAGCTACTTTCAATAAATCAATGGATAGATTTGGTATATCCTCTGAAAATATAATAACATGGGATATGAAAGATATTGCGTTATGTAAACAATTTGATGACCCTAGAAAAATGTCTGAATTTATAAATAACCACCCAGAAGATAGAGATATCTTAATAGATATATTATTAACCAAACACGGTATTAACTATGATTATTATACACAATTTAACAAGGACACAAATGGTATTTTAGAAAACTATTATTTAATTAAAGGCAAGAATTTCATAGATAATTTGTATGAAATAGATAATGCTAAACAATTATATAGTGATTTAAGTATATATCCAGAAGTTGAAGGTATTCTCCAATCTAAATATGGTATAAATTTATCTTTATTAACACATAATACTGATAATTCAGATATCTTAGTCGAAAAATGTAGAATATTAAGTAATAGTTTACTAGAAACTATAGAAAGCAACAACACTTTAATTGCTGAACAGGAAGCAAAAATAAAAATATTTATGGATGCTTATAAGTTATTTCCTGACCTACATTTTATTGGGTTAAATTTTGCCAATGAACAATTAAGAGAATTACTTGGTGCTGGTACAAAATATGGTTTTTCTATGAATGCTCTATTTATGACCAATAAAGAGGGTACCTTATTTGAAAATACAGAAGCTATAGATAAATTATTAGACCAAATAGCTGGAGGAGTTTCTGTACCACAACATAAATCATTATTTAACTCCATCAGAAAGGTAAGTTCTAAATACAATTCAAGAACACTACAAGATGGTGAATTTACTAGTCAATTGTGGTTTATTCCTTTTGGTGGGGAACATACCAAAATTAAAAAGGTTAGTAGTCTATTACAGAGAAAATTAAGTCAGCATTCAGAAATTGGAAGATATGAGATATTATCACTATATACTAAATCGGCCGAAGATAATAACAAAAGAATAAAAGAATACATAAAGGAAAAGGAGATAGAAGCTAAAGCTAGTGGTAAAAGGGGATTAATTATATTATCTGGAGAAAAATTAAAGGTTGGTGTTAGTCTAAAATGTGTCGATATTGTATTTTTATTGAATGATGTACAATCAAATGATACTATATATCAATCTATGTTTAGAGCATTGACCGAAAGTACTAATAAAAAAGTTGGATTTGTTGTTAATTTGAATCCATTCCGTATGATTGAAGCTATATACGAATATTCGGACAGAAATGTTGATAAAATAGAGCCACCCACTACAACTATTACTAAAAATGTTAGAAATATGTTATTTTATATAGACGATTATCTATTTGAATTTGATGATACTATTGAACGTTCTAATAAAATTATGAAAATTATTAATGATATTAATAGGGATAATCCGAAATTACAAATAAGTATTATTGAGAAAAAACTTAACACAACTATTGATAATATCCAGTTTGACCTGGATAATATTGTATTTCTAAAACAATTATACGATGAAGCTAAAGATATAATTGATGTTGATAAAAAGAAAAAAGTATTATTAAATACTAATTTGGAAAGTGTAATAGATAAATTTGGAAGAGGTGTTGAAGAAGAAAAAGGTAATACTGCTGTTTCTAGAAGAACTACACAAACCCGCGAACACCAAAAACAAAGAGTACAAAATATTGGCTTAATTATTATACCATTTATTAAACTATTTGTAGTTTTAACAATTGATGATGAAACTAGTTTGGATTTAATTAGTATGTATAAGGCTTTAACTACACCTGATATGTTACCAATATTATTAGATAAACTAGATAGATGGGGTATTAAAGATAAACAAAGGTTTTTAATGGGTTTTGGAAGATTAATTAAAACTATGTATAATTCTACAGAGGAACAGTTTATAACTGACGCAATTTCAATTATGGGAATTAGTATCAGAGAAAATTCTCAAAACAATAACTCGGTTTCCGAAGAAGGATCGTTAGAGGGTGGCAGTAAATCCAAATTATTATATATATTAAAAAATATACACAAAATTTCAATTGGATATAACAAGTTTAACCGTAATCTACAAAAACTGGGATTATGTAAAAATAACAAAGACACATGTCATTTATACTCAAAATATTATTTAATAAAATATAATTATTTGTTTAATAAATTCTAATGATAATATAAATGGACGTTTCTAGATATGTCGAAAAATTAAAGACTGATATGATTAATATTGATGATAAGAAGATGTTGTTACAGTTTATTACCGAACAATTAACCCCAAAACAAATGGAAAAAAAGGAGTTTGGTGAAGTATTTACACCACTATACATTGTTGAAGAAATGTTACATACACTCCCTAAAGAAGTATGGACTAATCCTAGATTAACATTTCTAGAACCAGGAAGTGGTCTTGGAAACTTTAGTATTTGTGTTTTTTATAGATTAATGGATGGTCTTAAAACGGCAATACCTGATTCTGCTAAAAGAGAACGTCATATTATTGAAAATATGCTTTATATGGCAGAATGTAATAAAGCTAATGTACATATTTGTAAGGGTATATTTAAGGCTACAAAGAGTGGTTATAAAATTAATTTATATCAAGGTGACTTTTTGAAATTAAATCCAAGTGAAGATAGAAAAAAAGATGAAGGTGAGACGTGGCCTGAAAATTGGCCTAAACAATTTAACATAATTGTTGGCAATCCACCGTATAATTCTGGTGGAATAAAATCACATACTGGAAAACAATTAGGTGAGAAAAATGAGACTATTTGGCCAGATTTTATTGTAAAATCATTTGATCTGTTAAAACCAGATGGATATTTAGTATTTATTAATCCATTAAGTTGGTTAAAAAAAAGTCATTCGCTTCATAATGTTATGTTAGAAAAACATATTATTTGGATGAAATTATGGGATAATTCACAATCAAAAGGAATGATTAATGCAGATATACCAATATCATTATATGTTTTACAAAATAGTTTAAATACAGACAAAAAGAAAACAGAAATAACATCAATACTGAAAAGACGAAACTTAATTACAACATCAAATGAATATTTAAATAAGGATTATTCAATACCGTTAGCATATCATAGTATATTTAATAAGTTAATAAACTTTATAGAAACGAATAATTTAAAATTAGAGTACAGTACTAAAACAGTAAGATCAACTGGTGAAAAAACAAAAATACCATCAAAATATAAATTAGAAGATATGTTAGCAATTGATACATATACTATTAAAGAAGGTATAATGATTAAAAAAGCAAGTGAAACACATCCAGATGCTAATAAAAGAAAATTAATAATAGCAAATAAAGCAAGTTTTAATGGTGCTTTTATTGATGAAGGTAAATTATCACTAACGGGAAATCATAAATTTTATGTTATTGGTGATAGATTAGAATTAATAATGAAAATGTTAAGTTATAAAATTATAGATATAATTAGTCATTATACTAAATATGGTCAAGATTTTTTAGATAACGAAGCATTTACTTATTTACCAGATATTCGTAAATTAGGAATTAAAGATATCACAGAAGATAAATTTTATATTTTGATTGGTCTAACTACAGAAGATATAAATCAAATAAAAAATATGTCACTAAAAAATGATGAATCTGAAGAAATAGCATCTCTTAAAAATTCAAAAACAACCTATGCTAATGTTGTCAAAACACCAGCTAAAATATTAATTCGTGTAGATAAATTAAAACAGTCTGCTGGATATTCACAAAGTACATCTATAAAACAAGAAACAGATAAATTACAATATATATTACAAAACGTTCATAAAATAGATATTAAATATAAAATGTTTGAAAAAAAACTAATTGAAATTGGGGTTAATATAGATTATATTCCTAAGCTTTGGAAGAAATACTATTTACAATTAAAGAATTGAAATATTTAAAGAATACAAGAGATAAGCTAAAAAAGCAATGGACTATCCAGCTATTCACGAATATACTGAAAGTCATCGACTAATTAAATTAACTATTGAACAGCTGTTGGAACTACCAATAGAGAATTGGAAGCATAATCGGCCACCGGATGAAGTTCGAGTGGCCGAAATAGAATCTTTTATTCAAAAACGGGCTAATGAAATCCTACAACCATTCTATATTCACTATAATCCTAAAACGGATATCTATGAAATCTTAGATGGAATTCATAGATATTCGGCTATAAAGGAGGTTTCTGAAAAAAATATGGAGCATATATCCGATAAGATATTATTTATTCATCTATTCATTGACATTTCCTATGGCACACTAATTGATATATTTAGTGATTTGAATAAAACCGTTCCTGTACCCGAATTGTACATTGGTCAAACTCAAGATAACACAAATAAAAAAGAGATAATAGAGGATATTGCTAAAGAATGGAAAAAACTGTATAAAGAACATTTTAGTGGTTCAAAAACTAGTTGCCAAATCCCAAATATTATCCGTGATTCATTTATCGATATATTAAGCGAACTATACACATCCTATAAGATTCGGAGTAAATCAAAACTACTAGAACTACTAGATCGCGCTAATACAAATATTAAGGATTATGTACTAGCCGGTATTAGTTTTCGAACAATACCTATCAAATTTTCAGATAACCAGTTACAAAAATGTAGCAAATCAGGTTGCTATCTGTTCCTTTACAGAGACGTCAGTAAAATTAAGTACTTTATCGAAACGGAAGTTACGAGTGTAATTGTATAAATTACATATTTAAACATATCTCTAATTACTTTGTATATCAATAACACTATGGAACCCTCAAAACTATTTGTAAAGCGCCTCTTCCCTACGGCCAATTTGCCCTTTCGTGGCTCTAAATATGCCGCGGGTCTAGATCTTTTTGCTAATGAAACTAAGACCATTCAACCTGGCAGCAGTGCCCTAATTAGTACTGGAATTAGCATGGTCATTCCACATGGCTATTATGGCCGTATTGCGCCGCGTTCTGGCTTTTCGGTAAAGACGGGACTAATGGTAAATGCTGGTGTAATTGATAGTGACTATCGCGGTGAATTAAAAATCCTATTCGCTAATCCTACGGCAAATAGTGTACAAGTTAATGCCGGTGAAAAAGTGGCACAAATTGTAGTAGAGCGGATTGCTCTGTTAGACGTAGAAGAAGTGGAGAGTCTCGATGAAACGGAACGCGGCGCGAATGGGTTTGGTAGCACCGACACTTTTAGAAAAAGTGTAAGTCAAAACTAGATAAATTTATTAAGGTTTGCGGTTTATGCGATAAATGTATTTTGATAAATGTATTTAGATAAATGTATTTTGATAAATGTATGATAAATTTATAGATAAATGTATATCTATAAATCTATGGTTTCTAGATATTCTAATGCCTTCTAATATATTATATTAGTTCTTTTAGAATATTGGTTTGCCAAAGGCTACAATATTCTTTCAGAATATTGGTTTGTCAGAGGCTACCAATATTCTTTCAGAAAATAGGTTTGCTACTCTTTACTTCTTTATTAACTTTGTCGCCTTTTACAGCTTTCATGCCTTTAAGGACCGCGGTTTCCCTACTAACACCGTCACTCTTTTTAGGTGTTCCATCTAGCCAATTGCTCTTAAGTGTCATTTGTTGTTCAGGAATTCTGATTGTCTTTTTACTAACATGCTCCTCTTTTTCAACCAAGTGTTGTGCCTTTCCTAACCAATTATTGCTGTCCTGTTTACCTGTGTCGGCGAATCCAACTAATAGTACATCTCTTTCCTCCCTATCCTCTGGTTCTACTACTTTTATTTTAGATGGCTCCTTTGGTGTTTTAGAGATATTATACATAACTTCTACTGATTTTTCCTTTTTCTTTTCTGTTCCGGGCATATCTACGGTTTCACTAATAGTACTTTTAGGTACTCTAGCTTCTAAATAGAATACCATACTACTACCATTTACATATGTTCTGGTGGAAGACATATCTTCTTCTTGTAGGCCAAAATAGTTGGCATCTTTAAGATAGTTGTTTTGAATTTCATCAATCGTTAGTGATCTGTCATAGAAACGTACTAGGGAGCAATTCGATAAATCATGGTACTTTTTGTTATATTCATTACCCGGACTAGTATTTTTGAACAGGAACGCGGCATTCATTTGGTCTAAATTAGGCAGGTAGTCAATGTAGCTATGAAAGATACCATTGATATATAGTAGGCCTCTATTGCCACCTAACATATCGGGTTTGCCACGCATAACTACAAAGTGAAACCATTGGCCCGGCACATAGGGTATCTTAGTATTCTGGTTGATATAGATAAAGCGTTCATCATAACTTACATCAAATATAGGTTGTTCGCCAGAATAAAAGGAAATGATATTGTTATTACCTAAATACTTCAAACGTAGCCAAAACTCGAGGGTATAGTTACTACTTAGGTGGACATCATCTAGTTTTATGTAGTTATTAGGGTTAGAGATGTCTAAAAAGCCGGCATTTTCAATCCAAAATGGCTTTTCGTTTTCATAAAGAGTGGCATTTGCGTCCTTTTGAATCTCTAGCGAAAAGTTTTCGAAAAAGAATTCATCTACAAGTGCTACATCACTTCTATTATCATCGCGTCTAACCGTAATTGGTTTGTTTTTACCGGCATATTGTACCGAGTTTATTATATATCTGCTACTGATTAACAATAGTGATGGTATGGCGGTTAATAGAAATTTATAGGAGTCTGGAATATCTAGATTTTTAATCCAGAAAAAAGAGATGGCCATGATGGCAATTTTAAGTCCAATACCAAAGTACATCATTCTACTATATCTGTATAAATTTATAATTACATTAACGTGGTTATTATAAATTTATTGTTTTCATTTGTATTTATTTCAGATAATCCTATTGTTGAGCACATTGTACACCAGGTGCGCCCATAGGTATGTTTGGTCCATCTTCATCGGCAGCCGTTTCATCTAAATCGGCATAAAACCGTTTAGACCCTTCTGGTAACTGAATAGTATCTTCTAGCTTATAGTGCCGAGATCCTTCCACTTCTTTTTGTGAATCATCACTAGCATCCCTGTGTAATACTAATTCTAGAGCCTTGATTTGTTTGCTATTGAACCTCTCAGGGAATACAACATTAAATTTAATGTAATAATCGCCGATATTACCACTATTGCTATCATGGAAACCCATGCGAGGAATCTTCTTGACACTAAAAGGACTAATAATCTTATCAGACTGAATAACCATAGTCTTTCCATCTAGATGTTCTAGCGACATCTTAAAACCTAATAGCGCCTTTCTAAGACTAATATCAACCTTTCTGTGTAAATCGTTATCCTTTCGACTGAATAGGGCATCTTCTTCTACCTTGACAATAACCACAATGTCGCTATAGTTATTAGAGCTACCCATTTGATGGCCCTTGCCTTTAACAATCATTTGTTGGCCATTAATTGTTCCCTTTTTGACTTCTAAATCAAGTTTGAGTGTGTCCTTCTTTTTCTTAGCACCTTTACAAGTTTGGCATTGTTCCTGTGTAATATCAACACCATTACCTTTACAAATAGTACACGGTCTAGTGGCTTGTTGAACCATACCCGGAGCTATTTGGTGTATCATTACTTGGACCCCACGACCGTTACATGTAGTACAATTGTGGATTTGTTTGTCTTGACATCCAGTAGCATTACAATTGGTACAAAAGACATTACGTTCAATGTGTTCAGTGCGTTTAGTACCTAGATAGACATCTCTAAGTGTACATTTAATTTCGTGGAGGATAGGACGGTTTTCATCGGCCGGTCTATTTTGTTGTTGACCAAAAATACCACCCATGCCGCCCATATTACCAAACATTTCAAACGGGTTAAACCCTCCGGGAAAACCACCGCCCTCAGCCCCAGGGGGAGGCATGTTTTTGAGACCGTCTTCACCAAACCGGTCATAGACACTACGCTTGTTTGTGTCTTTTAATACATCATGGGCTTGTCCTACTTTTTTAAACATTTCTTCGGCTTTTTCCTTGTTTTCACGATGGCGATCGGGATGCCACTTGAACGCGGCCTTTTTATAACCTTTTTCTATTTCTTCTTGCGTCGCGGTTTTAGGGATTTCTAGAAGTTCATAATAATCCGTCATTTTATTCAAAGTACTAATTAATAATGACTATTATTCTTTAAAGCCTTTTTTGAAAAAAAGGCCCGGCCAAAAAAACACTTTTGAAAAAGTGTAAGTCAAAACTAGAGAAATATATTAGGATAAATGTATTAGGGATATGCGATAAATATATGATAAATGTATTTATATAAATGTATGGCTTCTAGTTGTTCTAGTGAAATCTAATAAATCTATTAGAAACACTTTTTGGAAAAGTGTAAGTCAAAACTAGATAAATGTATTAGGGTTTGCGAAGTATGCGATAAATATAAGATAAATGTATTTATATAAATCTATAGTTACTAGTTGCTTCTATTAATTACTAGTTGTTTTAGTTGTTCTAGTTGTTCTAGTGATATCTAATACAATCTATTAGAATTATTATAAGATATATTAGTTCTTTTAGAAATCAAAGAAGATATATTTACAATTGTCTATCTTAATTCTCTAAATGTTCTAATATATTTTATAATAACTCTAATAGATTGTATTAGATATCACTAGACTACTAGTGACTATAGATTTATACGTTTTGACTTACACTTTTTCTAAAAGTGTTTCTAATAGATTGTATTAGATATCACTAGACTACTAGTGACTATAGATTTATACGTTTTGACTTACACTTTTCGACGGAGCGAAGCTCCTAGCCACATCCGCCTAAGGGGCGGATGATTGGCAAAAGTGTTTCTAATAGATTTTATTAGACTCCACTAAACAATTCATATATTTATCTATAAATACACTTTTTGTTCTAACTTTTAGAAACAAAACTATCCATTGTAACTGGCTTCTTTTTTACCAGCAACTTCTTCTTTGGTGCCTCTACTGTCTCGGCAATTGTTACTACCGTTGGCTTCTTAACTAGCAACTTCTTCTTGGGTGCTTCCGGAATTGTCTTTACTTCCATGACTGGCTTTACATCCGGCACTACAACTGGACTAGATGTCTTGAATACAAACACTTTCTTAACCGCCTCCAAATCCTCGAGCCACATTTCAGTAACCCGCTTCTTCTCTAGGATCGAATACTCGACACGCTTCGTTTCATACTCGCGGCGAAGTGCTTCTACCTTCTCCTTGGTCAAGGACCGAATCTTCATTTCGAGAAGATAGTTGTAGGATACCTTACCGCCCTCGAGAGGCTCACGAGTGGTAAAATCGATACCAAGATTGAAGTCATCGACATCCAAACGGTTGATACCAAGGTTTAAGAGAATCCGCTCAATGTCTTCTTCCGACAGATTCCACTTGATTTTGTCCTCTAGTACCGACTCTACAAACTTCACCTTATTCTCCAAGATGATACACTCGCGCATAAGTTTGCGGAGGAGGTACGCTTTACGGCTATCGTACATGGCCATACGGACTCCATAAAACTCTTCCATGATTTCCTCAGGTGTACGATAGTGTTGAATGCCGCCGTGGTCATTGTAGAGGTACATACTCGAGGTACTAATAGCCTTGGTAAGCTTGAACCGCTTCAAGACTTCTTCCTTACCAAGTCCGGCTAGGAAGCCTTTTTCAGTCTTGATAGTAAAGTTGACCTTATCCTCGCTACAATGGTTGTCATACGAGATGATGGGTACATTGTACTTGCGCTTCACTCGCTTCTCCTTGGGACCATCTACCGTACTATCCTTGTCGCTCTTCTTCGTAGCACTACCAAGGTCCGAGTGCTCCATGATACAGTTCTCGATAAACTCTTTGTAGTTTTGAGTCCATACACCAACAGGCAACTCGGTAACCTTGATACTATCGCCGATCACAGTGTACTTACCAATGGCAACATACTTGCGAAAGTCATCACCCTCGCCACTATCAACACTCTCATCATCCTCCAAATCCTTGTTGCTCTCATCGACAATTTCAATAGTACCTTCAAACTTGTTGTACCACGGGTGAATAGGTGTGAATTGTTCATAAGGAAGATCACTATTCTGCTTTAGGAGCCGGCCATGGATCTGGTCATAGATATCCTTCGGGTTGTAGCACGGAATCTTGCTGCGAAATCCGGTACCGATACCATCCGTACCATTGATAAGTACCGTGGGAAGAATCGGTACATACTTTTCCGGCTCAATCGTCATACCATCATCATCGAGGTAATTGAGTAGCGGAAAGTCGTTTTCATCGAATAAGTTAAATGTTACATTGCTAAGATAGGTAAAGATATAACGCGGACTAGCTGCGTCATCGCCACCCTTGATGCGAGTACCAAACTGACCCATAGGTACAAGCAGATTTACATTGTTAGAACCTACAAAATCCTGAGCTAGGCCAATAATAGTACCCTGAAGACTAGTCTCGCCGTGATGGTAACTTGTCTGTTCACTTACATAACCACTTAGTTGCGACACCTTAACCTCCTTGCGGAGATTACGCTTAAAACAGGCATAGATAACTTTACGCTGGCTAGGTTTGAGACCATCTAGCATATTTGGAATAGAGCGGATATTATCGTAATTGCTAAACCGGATAAGTTCCTTGTGTACAAACTCGCTGTAACTAGGATTAGTATTGACAATTTCACGACTATCACGTTCGGGATCAGCATTGTACTCGTTTAACCACGTCTTGCGATCATTACTACGCTCTTTCTGAAACGCAAGAGTAATAGCATCATTGTCAGTACTATCATCGGTCCACGTGTAGTGTACAAGGTTCTTTGCCATGTTACGAAAATACTCCTTAAACTCTTCAGCCGTAGAAGTACCAAGACCCTTATAGTACTTAATCTCCCAACTGTGATGATTAGGATTAGCCTTCTTCCAGGCCTCGTACTCTGTAAGAGTGTAGAAGATAAGTTGTTCCTTCTTTTTACTTGCCTTAACAATTGGTGTCTTGAGTGTGTCGACGAAGTTAGGAATGCGTAGGAGACTCGGCCAATGGTAGTGGAAGAAGTTCATCAATAGACCCTTTATATGACTGCCATCCACATCGGCATCGGTCATAATAAGAATACGGCCATATCGCAAATCCTTAATATCCGTATATACCTTTGCCGAAGTACTATCTTTTTCATAATGCTGGAGACCTAAGATCTTCTTGATTTGCTTGATTTCCTCATTGTTTAGAAGCTGAGCATTAGTAGCCTCACGGACATTGAGTAGCTTACCCTTGAGTGGGAAGACACCGTAGTAGTCGCGACCAACCACACTAAGGCCACTAATCGCACTAGCTTTAGCTGAATCACCCTCGGTAAGAATAAGAGTACACTTGTAGGACTCGGCACCACCGGCCTTGTTGGCATCATCAAGCTTAGGAATGTCGGCAAGTGTGAAACGCTTCTTGCCGTCGGTCTTCTTTAGACTATCCTTCTCCTTAAAGGCCGTGAGTTCTACAGCTTTATCCATGACGCCACTCTTGGCTAGTTTTTCAATAAAATCGTCACTAACTTCGCACTTGCTACCGAAGCTCTTGCTAACTGTAGTAAGTTCCTCTTTTGTCTGGCTACTAAAGGCCGGATTTTCTACAAGACACCGGACAAATACCCAGATGTTGCTCTTTACGTAGCCTTCTTTAACACAAACCTTCTTTTTCTTTTCACCAATGTATTTTGTTACACGACGTGCTAATTGGTCGGCAATGTAATCAACATGCTTACCGCCCTTGTAGGTCCAGATACCATTGACAAAACTAATGTGCTGAAAGGTACCATCGGGGCTAGTACAAGCCCCGACTTCCCAACGATCGTTGACTTCTTGATAGACGCGGGGTACGTCCTTCTTGTTGCTACCAATGTATAGCTCCATGTACTTCTCGAAGTTACGAACCGGTAGCTTGTTACCGTTGAGGTAGATATTGACGTCTTTAGTGGTTGCCGAGAGGTCATAGACGCGCTTAGTAAAGACCTTGATAATATCATCGGTTAGCCCGGAGATCTTGAATCGCTTAAAATCCGGAACAAACTCGATAAGCACATAGGGCTTGTTTTTACAACTAGTAATCTTCGGCTTACCAACTACTGTCATGTTTTCACTAAATTCCTGGTCATATTTCTTGTTGCGCTCGCCATCTACAGTTTCCACACGAAACCGTGTAGAGAAGATGTTGGCCAACTTGGCGCCATAGCCATTCTTACCACCAGTAAGCTTCTTTTCACTCGCGTCGTAGTTGCCAGAGGTAAGTAGATGACCGAAGATAAGTTCGGGTGCGTAGACACCCGAGGCTTCATGAACTTCTACATCGATACCACTACCGTCGTTCCAGACACCAATAGTGCCCGACTCCTTATCGATGGTGACCTTGATGTTCTTTAGTTCGGGGCAGCGAATCTTGTGGTCATTGGCGTTGACTAGGACTTCATCGAAGATTTTGAAGAGGCCGGGAATGTAGGTAACTTCGGACTGCTCCATGAGACCGCTGGTTTCATTGTAGAGCCACATGCTTTGTGTCACGGGTTCCACGCTACCAATATAGGTATCAGGAAGGTCCTTGATGTGCTCTAGGTGAGACTTTTTTTGATATTTTTCATTGACGGTTTTAGAGGAGAAACTAGTAGAGGTGCTCTTGAGGTCAGACATGAAATGGCAGATAGTATAGTTGTGCTTGTGGATACAAGTCAAAAATCAATTTATTTTTAAATGATTTCTATCACAAATAATTATAAAGGTATAATATAAGATGGCGTATAGTTTTAAACCTGGAAATTTTGCCGGATACAATGACTACTATAAAAGTTTTGACTATGGTATAGGCTCTGAAATAAAGAGATATTCTAGACTTAATCCCGATGAATACTACTACAACACGGGAGTATTAAACTACTATATTGGAACACCTAGAGTACTTTCAAAAAAGACCAAGTTTATACCTAATTTAGACAAGAATGCTGTTAAGAGGAATTAAGCGGATGATTATTTAATAAAATAGATGCATTTTTATATTATTAAATAATAGAACTAGATATGTCGGATGTAATGAACAAGGATGATAACCCCGAGGTGGGTCTTTTATGGACTAGGGAACAAGAAGAACTGCTAAAGGACTGGTGTGATATAGCTAATTGTTTTAGATGGTTACATGAACAAGGTAGTTTTAAATACAGAAAGATAAATAATAGAATAGCATTACCAGTTATTGTATTATCTACACTGACCGGAACTGCTAACTTTGGTATGAAATCCTTAGTACCAGAACCGTCTCAACAATTAGCAGCGGCAGTTGTCGGTGGTGTCAACATCTTTTGTGGTATATTAACTACTATTCAAACCTACTTTAGATACGCTGAATTAACCGAGGGTCATTCTAGTGCTAGTAAAATGTGGTCTAAATTTCAACGTTTAATAAACATTGAACTGGCCATAGAACCTTCGAAGCGCAGACATCCTAATGACTTTTTAAAGTTTTGTATTGACGAATACGACAAGCTAAAGGAGTTATCTCCGGTTATTCCTAAAGATATTGCTATGGAATTTAAACACAAATTTAAGAAGACAATTAATGTGTTTAAGCCGGATATCTATGACCATTTAGGCCAAACACTAACATATTTAGACTATGTAAGTAGAAATAAAAATGGTAACCCCCAAAGAAATACCACGGATATAGATGAATTACAGAGCATCCGTATAGATGATAGTGAAGTGGATATTCGTCCGGCTAACCCAAGACCTAGTGCTATGAATCATCCTTCAGTCAATGATCTAAAGAACAAATTTATAGGGAGTCAAATAAACAATGTTATAAATAAGAGCATTGAGGATAAGAGATATTCCTTAGAGGGTGTTAATCGCCCATCTAAAGACCCTAAAGGTGACCTAGATGCTGAACTAAAGGCACTTCGTCCTAATATTAAGGGTCTTATAAATAAACTTAATGGTATTGAAGAAATATCATTAGGTGGAGAAAATGGTAAGGATGCTATTAGTATACTAAAGGACCGTTCTATTAACTTAAGTAATAAGGAAAATTCTACAAGTAAAATTGATAATTCTAGTGACCCTAGTGGTATTGTATCACCACCTAATACAATGGAGCGGGATGTGTCAAGTGAAAATAGGAGTAAATCCAAATCCAAATCTAGTTCTAAAGGTCTCACAGAAGAGGTGATTGACTTAAGTACGGATATTAATTTAGAGAATGTTAAAAATATCTAAATTCTAAATTTTAGCACAGACAGTCCACTTTTTGCCATCATCGGCCAACATATTTAAGTAAGTATTTCTATATTTTTTGTACAAAATTCTTTTGCTACGCTTAAGGTCAACTTTTTTCTTTTCTAAAAATTTAATAGATTTATTATATCTATGTATGTCATTTTTAATGCTATCAATAGACCTAGCAAACTGATAACATTCTAAATTATAATTTGAAATATATATGGGTTTAGGTAGTTCAATACTATTTTCACTGTTTAAATATGTAAAATCGGTGAAATATAGGGAATCTAGTTCATTAGGGTTATTCTCTAAAAACTCGTAGCTCCAACCAACCTCTTCGGTCCAGTCATATTTCACTTTCTCTTCGTCAGTTAGAGGTTTAATTAGACCATTTTTATAGATACCGCAATAGCATTGATTGTAAATATGGTTAAATAGGAATTGTAGGATGTTGGTGTTTAGTGTATGTTTTTTGTATTCAGAATTAAGGATAACATGTAGTATAGCATTATTAGATTCTATGGACACATAGGCATCCTCTATACAAAGGGATAGTATGTATTGTTTATCATCATTACTTAGTATAGTACTATGTCTTAGTAAACATATAGTATCCTCTAGGTATTTAGGATAGGAAATACATTCATCGCCGCTAACATTTGATTCTCCGAAAAAGAAAAAATATTTTAATTCGCTCTCGTAGGAGAGCCAATCATTTAAATATTCTATGGAATATTTATCAATTAGAAGTTGAGAATTGTAAAGTCTAGAAGATAGTTTAAAATCGAACTGTATCATTGGTTGCTAATATTATATTAGGATTTTTATTTAATAATTATCAATATTAATCGCGGCACTCCGCGGTAAAAAGGATATAAATAAATTTAATGTACTTCTAGTATAACACAATAATGGAAACACCTGAATTTATTCAACATCAATATTTAGAGTTTAGAAAGCTGTACAGAAATTGGTTTAAGGAACTATCTAGTACTTTTGTAGATTTCAAAAAGACCACTGTAAAGTACTATAAGGACCACATGGATAGCTCGCATTTAGAAATTGTATCTACATTTTTTGGAAATGTTGGTAGTTATCTAGAGGTACTATCAGAGATGGACAATAGTTTTTTTGACAATTGTGGAGAATTCTATAGCTGTATCCAGTACAGTGAAATGATGGTTACCGAACAGGGAAAAACAGAAGAGTTTAGAAAGAGCCAAATGGTATATCTAAATAAGCTATGCTACATGGCTATTATGCTAACTGATTTTAACAAGAATCTTGCTAAAGAAGAGGAAGAACCTAAGGAAGAAGATACTAATGATGCCGAGAAATATACGCCGCTCTTAGTAAAGTTTTTTACCAATATCCAAACACTTGATGGTACTAATATGGAAAATTTGATGAAGAATTTTGAAAGTGCCTTTAAGGCCGAGAACTTTAACGATGCTGATAAGGCTTTTATTCATGACAATCCACTACTATCGGAATTAGCTGAAGAGATATCAAAGGAAATCAAGATACCCGAATCTTTTAAGAGTTTACAAAATCCTCAAGACATTTTTAAGCTAATGTTTAACAAGGAAGGCAAGGAGTTTATGGAAGGTATGGTAAAGAGTGTAGGTAATAAGATACAACATAAGATTAATAGTGGTCAAATCGATGAAAAGGATTTATTTAGCCAAGCTCAAAAGATGATGGGTACTGTATTCAATAACAATCCTATGTTCGCTGGTATGCCTGGAATGGGTGCCTTTTCCGGTGAAGCCGGTGAGGCTGAAGATGTCGAAGATGAAACTACAGTAGAACAAAAGAAGGCCGAACTACGTAATAAACTAAAACAAAAGCTAAAGAGTAAACGTAACTAACACTTTTTAAGAAAAACACTTTTTAA